TCACGGGCATCCCGGTTCGAGTCCGGGGAGGGCCACACTTTTCGGCGGCATGTTCCAGCCGCTTGCGGGAGGCGGTACCAAGGCCGGTACCAAGCTTTCGGCGCTCGCGCTCGCGGCCCGGCGGAGGGTGATGACCTCGGCCGCGGAGGGCCGGCGGATCGGGTGCTTGGCCACCTCGGCGCAGACCACGGCCCACTCGAAGGTGGTGTAGCCCTCGATGACCTCCTTCGGCGGCTTGTGCGTGGCGCGGCGCAGGATGTCGGCCACGGCGCCGGAGGAGCGGCAGAGGCTGATCATCGTGCGCCGCAGGTCGTGCCCGCGGCGGTGCCGGAGCCCGAGGGTCTCGAGGTCCCGCTCGAGCCGGTCGTAGGAGTACCCCTTCCGGCGCCACCGCCCCGTGGTGCTCGAGGCCTCGGGGGGCAGGGGAAGCACCAGGTCTTCGGGCCGTGGCGGGCGGCCCATCATCCGGGCCCAGCCGTGGAGCCTCCACTCGGCGAGGATGGCGGCGAGGGCGGGGTGGACCGGCACCGGGCGGCAGACGTCGCCCTTCGGGAGCGGGTGCTCGTAGTTGTGGGCCACGTAGATCATCCCCAGCGGCGCGAGCTCGGCCTGCACGTTGCGCCAGAGGAGCCCGGCGGCCTCGCCGTGACGCAGGCCGGCGATGCCCTCGAGCGCATAGAGCACCCGGCGATCCATGGACACCCGCTCGTCGGAGATGAGCAGCTCGAGCTCGGCGAGCGTGAAGAGGGCGGTGGGGCGCCACTCCGGGTCCTTGTCCACCTTCGGGCCGAGCTGGTGCTTCGTCAGGCGGCAGGGGTCGGAGTCGATGAGCCCCTCGAGCTCGGCGTCGCGGAAGAGGGCGCTCACCGTCGAGTAGGCGTTGTAGATGGACTTCGGCGCCAGGCGCTCCTCTTCGGGCTTCGACCGCCAGCCCTTCACCAGGTCGACGATGTGCTTCGCGCGCACTTCGTCGAGGCGGAGGCCGCCGAGGCTCGGCAGCACGTGCAGCCGGAGCACCGCGTCGTCGTTCTTCCACGTGCGCACGTGCGCCTGGCGCTGCTTGATCCATGCGTCGGCGAAGCGGGCGACGGTCGGCGGGCCCAGATCGCCGATGCTCTCGATGCCGGCGGCGCGGCGCTCCTCGAGGCGGTCCAGCATCGCCCGGGCCTGGCGCTCCTGGCCGACGACGTACTCGGTGCGGATGGCCCGCCACGCGCCGTCGACCTTCACCTTGAAGTAGAGCCGCCGGCCCTTCGGGTAGACGCTGCCCATGGTCGTCTCCTTCAGCGCGCGGGGCGCTTGCTCCCGATGCGATCGATCAACAAAGCCATGTGCTCATCTTCGCCCAGCTCGACCTTCTCTTCGGAGACCACGCCCGCGAGGAAGGCCTCGAGCGCCTGCGGGGCCACGAGGAGCCGCTTCCCCGCGCGCCGCCCCGCCAGCTTCCCGCGGCGAATCCAGTCGCGGACCGTCTCAGGCGAGACCCCGCCGACGCGCTGCGCCACCTGCTCCACGGTGAGCATCGTGTCGGGCACGGGCGCGGGCCGGAGCTCGGCGAGGGCGCTGCGGACCTCGTCGAGGGCGGCGCGAACCTCCTCGCGAACGACGACGCGGATGGTGTCCTCGATGGTGCGCATGACCCCTCCTCGAAGCGCTTACCGCCCCGGGGCGGTAAGCGGTCCCTCCTCGAACCAGTACGGGCAGAGCTCCCGGACCATCGCGACGAGCTCGTCGCCCTCGACCGTCACCTTCGCGGTGACCTCGCAGCCCCAAGGCTCGATGTGCGCCCGCTCATCCCGCAGCACGGCGAAGAAGCGCTCGGCGAGCGCGGCCTTGCCGGTGTCGTCGATCACCTGGTGCTGCCCGTCCGGGTCGCTCCAGTCGTCGTAGCCGTCATCGAGCCGCTCCTGCAGGTGGTCCGCGAGGTCGTTGGCGAGGTCGGCGAGCCGCTCGTCCGTCACCTTGGCGCGCGAGTAGCCGAAGATGGTGAGAGGCGAGACCTTCTCCCGGAGGAACGCCTCGAGGCCGCGCGCTGGCACGAAGAGGCCGTCGATGTACTCCTCGACAGCGTCGCTGAGGCAGTCGTGAGTGAGTCTCTCGGCGGTGTCGTCGCAGGTCCAGAAGTGCTGCGGCCCATCCATCGCGGCCCGCCAGTCGGTGGTGGTGACGGGCTTCACGCGGCCACCTTCCCGCGGAGCTCGGCGATCCACGCCTCCGCGAACTCGGCGAGGATCTCCTCCGGGTCCAGGCCCAGGGCGGTGGCCACGGTGCGGAAGCGCTCCACGGCCTCGCCGTCGCCGGCGGCGCTGGCCTCGCGCTTCGGCTTGCGCGGCCCCGCGACCTTCGAGGCCTTCGCGCGCTTCGCCGGCGGGGCCTCGTCGCTGAGGCAGCCGGAGCCGCAGACGCCGGTGGTGTTGTCGCTGCGCAGCCTCTTGCCGCAGCCGGTACGGGTGCACGTCTTCAAGTCGTCGCTCATGGGGAGGCCTTCAGGTGGACATCGGGTTGAGACGGCGGGACTGCGCGGCATCGTCGAAGCGGGCCCTGGCGCGGGCGACCTCGGCATCGGAGAGAGCGACCGTCACGAAGGCGGTGGACCCGTGGCGGTGGGCCCCGGAGTGGCCATGGAGCAGCGCGCACTGGCGGCCCGTGGCGGCGTTGACCGCCTTGCAGCTCGACGACCAGCCCGGCCGAAGCACGGGCGGGGGCGGCGGAGCCACCTCGAGCACCAGCGGGGGCAGGGTGATGGGCGGGGGGGGGGGGGCCGGGGTACGCTCCGGGCTACGCGCCTCCGGGCGGCTCGTCGGTGGGACCTTCGAGGTGCCCTTCGAGACCTCTCGGGGTGCACCCTTCTTCGCCAGCATGCGGCGGGCGATGGCGGCGGCGAGGCTCAATGGAGGGGCTCCCCGTGCGCGTGGAAGCGCTCGTGCGCGGCGCGGGCCTCAGCCTGGGCGGCGTCGACCGACTGCATGTGCGCGCGGATGAGCTTCGCCGCGGCGTGGAGCTCGGCCGCGAGCGCGCCCGGCAGCACCGCGTAGCCCAGGCCCTCGGCCGCCGGCTCGGCGACCTGCTGCACGAATTCGCCGAGCAGCTCGTCGACCGCGTCGAGCAGCCGCAGGGCGCCCAGCCCCCCGGCCACCAGCGGCGCGAGGTCGCCGGTGAGGAGGCCCTGCGCCTGCCCGGCCACGGCGACCACCTGGGGCATGCACAGCGCCAGCCCCACCGACTTGGTCGGCGCACCGATGGCGATGGGCAGCGGCGGGCGCTTCTGGAGGCGGTCGTCGAAGCTCAACGGCGGGCCTCCATCTTCTCGGCCTGGCGGCGAGCTCGGCGCATCGCCTCCTGGAAGGTGCTCTCCACGCGCACGGGGCTGCGCCGGGTGGGGCGGTCGGGCTCACCCAGTGTGTCGGCCTGCTCCTCCGAGGCCCACTCCTCGACCCACCAGCGGTACTGGGGGCGCGCCCAGGCCTTGCTGCCCGGCACACCCCGCCGGCGGGAGAACACCACCAGGCAGAAGGCCCGGCCGTCCTTCGCCTCGACCCACAGCTCGAGCTCCGCGTCGCCGGTCTTCACGGGCGGCCCTCCGCCTTCTCGAGGGCCAGCGACAGAGCGATGCGCGTGGCCTCTCGCAGTTGGTCCAGCTCGGCCCGAGCCTCGTCGCGCTCCTTCTCGGTGGCGAACAGCCGGCGGGTCATCACCATGTGGGCATCGCGGGCCTCGTCGCGCTCCGCCTGCAGCTCGGCCGCCCGTACGCGGACCTGCGCCAGCTCCTCGAGGGCGGTGTCGAGCCAGGCGTCGGTGCAGGCCTGCACGGCCTTCGCGTCGGCGAGGGCGGCCTCGAAGTCGGCAGCCCGGCGGTGAGCGGTGGCGAGCGCCTCGGCCGCCTGCGCAGCCAACTGAACGGCGGCGTCGCGTTCCTTCGCGAGCCGCTCGATGTCACCCTGCAGCGCCCAGGGCGCGCCGGTGTAGCCCTCGATGGGCGTCGCGATGCCGGCGCCAGCGAGCGCAGCCAGCGCGTCGGTGGCGAGCCGATCGCGCTGTTCTCGGAGCACGGCCACCTCAGCCTCGGTGGCCTTCGACTGCGTGAACCCCGACGGGCGGGGCAGCGCGTTGAACTCGTCGGGGAGACTCATGCGACACCTCGGGGAGAAGAAGTTGAACTCCGGCTCCGCTGGGCGACAGTCGGCCGCCTCGGACACGGGAGGGACGGCTGATGGAGAGCTTGCTGTGGTGCGTGCTGGCGTCGGCGGTGGTGGTGCTGGGCGTGGTGGTGTTCGTCAAGGTGCTGCTGGCGATCACCCCGAGCCCGCCCGCCCCCGCGGCGCAGGTCTCCGACGAGGCGCAGCTCGTGGCGAACTGGCGGGGGCGCTGCACCACCTGCAACCGCGCAGTCGCCGCCGGCGACGACATCTTCTGGCACAAGCACCGGCGCACCGTGCGTCATGTCAACTGCACCCTCGGCCAGCAGCGGGCGATGAGCGCGCTCGTCGCCTCGACCCTCGAGCGCCTCGAGTCCGCGAAGGGCCCCGCGGCCCGGCGCAACGCCCTGGCCCAGGCGCTCACGGAGATCCCCGCCGGCCCCGACCGCCAGCGCCTGCTGCTGGAGGCCTCGCGCATCGAGGTCGACGCGGTGCTCACGAAGGTGGACGGGCTCAAGACGGCGAGCGCGAAGCGGCGCCACCTCGAGGCGGCCCTCACCGCGCTCAAGGCCGACGACCTGCCCGACGAGCTGCAGGCCGAGGAGCAGCGCTGGCTTGAGGATGCCCTGGCCGAGCTCGACCAGAAGTAGCTGGGTGTAGCTGAAGCCCATGGCGGGGCCTCCGGGCACGGCGGGTTGAACGCAGGCGCTCCTCGCCGTCACGGCGAAGAAGCACTACGGGGTCTTGATCGGGGTCAGCTGACCTTGCGCGAGAGCAAGGCTTCGATGCCGTCGGCCTCGAGCGCCTGCACGAGCTTCTCGACGTAGGCGCGCCGACCGGCCTTGTCGGCGGCGTCAGGCACGGGGCCGAAGCGCTGGAGCCAGCGGGCCACCCAGTCGTCGACCGCTTCCGTGGCGAGGTCCGACTGCTTCACCTTGGACGTGGCGCCGAGGCGCTCGTACGCCTCCGTCGCGGCCGCAACGATTGCGTCGAGCTGCTTGAGTGTCACCAAGGACACCGAGAGCCCGCGCATCGTCGTTTTGGGGCCAGACAGTTTCGCCACGTCCTTCCGCCTACCCGAGCGGAACTGCGCTCGCAACACTCCGGGGTGAGTTGCTGTCATAACTGCGACTTGTCGCAGAAAAGAAGTCTAGACACAAGCAGAAATTTCTGTAAATTGGCGCAGTCGGATTGGCGTCCGGGACGGGCGGGAAGTGGTGGCGGGTCGGAATCGAGGGGTCGCCCCTCGAAGAAACGGCGTCGAGCGAGGGCAGGGCAGAGGCAGCACCCCCATTCAGGAGGAGCACCACCATGGAAGCGTCGAGCATCGGCGACGTGGGCGAGAGCGCCCGCGTCAGCCAGGAGTCTGGAGGCATGCCTATCGCCAGCCTGCGGGGGCTCCGCGTGGCCTTCACGGGGGCCATGGTGCCCCTCCCGAGCCAGAAGCCGGTGGCCCGCCAGAGCCGGGAGGAGCGGGCGGCCACCCGGGCGGCGGTCCAGGCGGACGAGACCGAGCACCGGCGGCTCCGCGAGCTCGCGAAGCAGGCGGGCGCCGTGGTGCAGCGCTCGGTCGACGGCTCCACCGACCTCCTCGTCGCCGGGGAGCTGCCCGGCTCGCGGCTCGCGGTGGCCCAGCGGCGGGGCTCGCTCACCGCCATCGTCACCCCGGCTCGGTTCCGCGCCATGCTCGAGGTGGCGTCGTGACGGCGGCGGCGGTGCGGAAGCCGAAGCCGAGGGCGGTGCCCACCACGCTCGCGGAGCTGGTGCTCGACCTCGAGGAGCGCGCCGACGCCGGCGACGGGGACTTCGAGGTCCCGGCTGCAGAGTGGGCGCAGCTCGTCGCGATGGCCGGCGCGGCGGTCGACCATGACGAGCAGGCGCGGCGCGAGCTCGCTGCTGCGCTCCTCGACATCGACCGCGACCGCGCGCTCATGGCGAAGGTGCTTGGCTGTGACGCGCGCACCGACCTGGTGGAAGTCGCCCGGGGCTACGTCCTGGCTCTGGAGGAGGAGCGCCGGGCGCGGCGTGGCGGGGCGCCTGCCGCGCCTCCGTCTCGCTCGGCGACTCAGGAAAAGGAACGTGCCGTCGGGCTCATGGCCAGTGCCGTGGGTGAGGCTCTCAGCGCGGGTCTCAGCGCCGCCGAGATTACGGAGGCGCTCAACAGGGTCGACGAGCCCGCGCAGTCCCGCGAGCTGCCGCACCCGGCCGCGGTGAGGCGTGAGAAGAGCCAGGCAGCCGCCCGCGACGAGGTGTTCGCCGCGAGCCTGCGCAAGCTCCTCGCGCTTGAGCTAGCGCGGGCCCTGGGCGTCGGCGTCGACACGAGCTGGACGGAGGCGCTCGAGGTGGCCCGGGGCTACGCGATGGCCCTGGACGCGGAGCGCGACCACTACGTGCGCCGCGTCGCCGAGCTCGGCAATCAGGCCGCGCTTCGCCCGGCCGACCGACCCGACGAGGACGAGCACCCGGCTGGCTGCAAGGTCTGCAAGACGAGCCCCTACGTGCTCCGGGTCAACGGCGTCGAGCTGGCCGGGCACTACGCGGATCGCGATGTTGCCGAGCAGGACGGCCGCCGGCGCTGCATCGGCGGCTTCGAGGTGTACGAGCCCCGCAAGCAGCGGGTGTGGGACGTCTACTCCAGGTGCGAGACGTGCGACGAGCTCACCGACGGGCACGTCACCTCGAGCTGCCCGAAGGCGAAGGCCGAGGAGCCGGAGGTGGAGCACCCGGAGTGCCCCCACTGCGGCGAGGCCGACGGCCACAAGCCGGAGGACTGCGCGGCCCGTGAGGACGACCGGCCGACGATGGTCGAGTCGCTGGCGAAGGCCGAGCTCGAGCAGGCCGCCGCTCGAGCGCGACCCAAGAAGCGGCGCGCCTCGAAGAAGTTCCCGAAGGGCGGCGACATCATGGAGCCCTGCACCGCCTGTGGGCTGCCGTTCGGCGACCACGACGGGCAGCGCTGCCCGAAGAAACAGCGCCGCATGAAGTACGTCGACGAGCCCACCACCGCCGAGGCCCCATTCTGATGCGCGCCCTTCGTGACCTGGTGTGCTGGCTCTTCGGGCACTGCTGCCCGCCGGGCGTGTCGAAGGCGCGGTCCATCGCGTACATGTGCGACCGCTGCAACCGCGTGGTGGTGGGCGAGCTCGGGCTCCGGAGGCGCACGTGAGCGAGGACCTCAAGGCCTGGGCCGAGCGCGAGCGCGAGGACGCCCGCGAGCTCGACGCCCTCCGGGACCTGCGCGCCCTGGTGCTGCGGACCGACGCGGGCCGCCTGGCTCGCGCCGTGGCCGACCAGGCGCCGGGCACGGTCCCTGCGCGGGAATGGCAGGCCGTCGCGAGGGCGGCGGCTGCCGCGGTGCGCAGCGAGGTGCCGCGGTGATGTACGCGGTCAAGGCCGGGCCGGTGTGGCTCCTGCTGCGCGAGTCGTACGACGATGGGCTCGTGCGCCGCATCCTGATGGCGAGCTCGCCGGACCCCCGCGCCATCGAGGCGGCCAGCCGGCTGCTGGGGGCTCGATGACCAAGCGAAAGCGCAAGGTGTGCACCAACTGCGGCAGGCTGATGGGGTTCGAGGAGGACCTCCCCCGCCCGGTGCCCGGCGCGACGAACGCGCTCAAGGGCTCCCGGCGCACTCGGTGGTGCTGGAAGGCCGTGGGGCTGCCGCACACCTGTCGGGGGCCGAAGACCCACGGCACGGCTCCTCTCGAAGCGGGCGCGAGGGGGCCATGAAGCGCGCCAACAGCCAGGTGGTGATCGACGGCATCCGCAAGGCCGCGCGGGCGGACCCCGAGCTGACGAAGCGCGACCTGGCGAAGCGCTTCGACGTGAGCGTGCACACCGTCACCCGGGCGCTCCAGAACGGCGCCGCGACCGGGCAACTGCGCTTCCCCGTCGGCACCTCGGTGAAGGTCCGCTCCTCCGACGGCCGGGCCTCGAGCGACCGCACGGGCGTCGTGGTCGACGACGCGCTGCGCTTCCCCTGGCGCGACCACCGGCGCGTGGAGTTCGACCCGGTCCCGGGCAAGGTGAGCTCCGCCCTGGTCTCCGTGGAGGACCTCAAGACCATCGACCCCCGCGAGCGCCCGGCCACGGCCCGGCTGCGTGAGCAGGTCGAGCTGCCCCTCAACCCCAACCCCCAGGAGAGCCATGGGTGAGAACAGCGGCATCCAGTGGACGACGCACACCTTCAACCCGTGGGTGGGCTGCCAGCGCGTCTCGCCCGGATGCGAGCACTGCTACGCCGAGGCCTACGACAAGCGCGTCGGCGGGGCGAAGCTGCCCAACGGCACGAAGGCGCTGCGCTGGGGGCCGACGGCGCCTCGCGTGCGCACGAGCCCCGCGAACTGGCGCAAGCCCATCGCATGGAACAAGGCCGCGGCCGAGGCCGGCCGGCGCGACCGCGTGTTCTGCGCCTCCCTCGCCGACGTCTTCGAGGATCGACCCGAGCTCGCATCGTGGCGGCTCGAGCTGCTCGAGCTCATCCGCACGACGCCCGACCTCGATTGGCTGCTGCTGACCAAGAGGCCCGCGAACGTGCTGCCGAGCCTGCGCGCCGCCCGCTACTCGATCCCCAGCTCGACGCCTCTCGACACCTGGCTGGTGAACTGGATGGACTTCGGCCACCCACCAGCGAACGTGTGGCTCGGCACCACGGTCGAGGACCAGCGGCGAGCCGATGAGCGCATTCCTGCGCTGGTCGAGGTGCCAGCGGTCGTGCGCTTCCTCTCGTGCGAGCCGCTGCTCGAGCGGGTGGACCTCCACCGCTGGCTCGATGAGGACGCGACCGGCTTCGTCGGGCTGATCGGCTGGGTCATCATCGGGGGCGAGTCGGGACCTGGTGCTCGGCCGTTCGCCATCGAGTGGGCCCGGGCCATCATCCGCCAGTGTCGGGACGGCGGCAGGGCCGAGGCCGCGCCGTTCGTGAAGCAGCTCGGCGCGCGACCCGTTGCGCCGGTCAACGAGGGCGGCGGGGTGGTGCTCGGCTCCGAGCTGGTCCCCGCGCGGATGAAGCTCGCCGACCCCTCTGGCGGTGACCCGGCCGAGTGGCCCGAGGACCTCCGCGTGCGCGAGTTCCCGTGGGTGCCGGCCTCGACCTCGTAAGGGGAGTCCTACTCGGGCTCGTACGCGCTCGCCGAAGGCTCGTCCATCGGGCACGTGCGGAGGCACTCGTTCTCGTGGCCTCGGCACACGTGGCGCCCACCCCCTCGGGCCCCCATGCAGGACTGGTAGACCAACATGCACTCCCGCTGGCACTTCTTCCCCGCGGGGGTCGACGCCACCTTCACGCGCTTCCGGCAGCCGCTGCTGCCGAGCGCCATCAACGACACCACCACCGCCGCCAGGAGCGTTCGCATGGGCCGAGGAAAGGCCCTCCTGCCGCGCTCGTCAACGAGCTGCGGCGCTCGGGGCGACCACGTGTGACCCGAGCAGTCACAGCCAGCCCGTAGCTCCAGTCCTGCAACTGCCTGGTTTTGCATTATGACGCCGCGCGTCGGTCGATTCCTGCTTGCGGTCGGTCGAGATAGTGATATCTATATCTCATCACCGCATGCTGCGGTGACCCCGGGGACGGGGACACGAGGAGAAACGACCATGCGCCGAATCGACGCCGACACCTACGACGTGTACCGCTACGACACAGGAGAGATGTGCTCCGGCCTGCCCACCGAGGAGCTGGTGCGCGAGTCGCTGGCCGCCGGGAAGGAGGGCGCGGTCCTGGCCTACTACGACGTCGCCGAGTCGCGCTGGGAGTACGTGTCGCCCGACTACCGCGCGACGGCGGAGCGGCGCGGCGAGGTGGTGCGGACGGTGTACGTGCGCGAGGCCGCCCAGTGAGCGCCGGGCTGTCGGTGACGTGGGGGTCGTACTTCGATGGTGACCCCTCCGACCAGACCGCCAGCAGCAAGGGGCAGGTCACTGCGACGCTGGAGACCGGCGGGTGGATGAGTTTTCAGGGCGTGGCGTCGCTGGAGGGCACCATCGTCACCTTTCGCGCCCGGCGCGACGAGCTGCGGCGCGAGGCGCTGGCTGCACTGCGTCGGCAGATCGAGGACGCTCGCGAGATGCTCGGCGAGGAGTCGACGCTGGCGCTGCTCGCTGCCGTCGATGCGGTGAAGCTGTGAGCGCCGCCGGGTGACCTCCCGGCCCGTCTCCTCGGAGCCGGGCACCGCGCCGGGGTACGGTGTCCACCACCCGGCAGCGACGTGGCGAGCGCGAGCTCGCCCGTCGTCTCGAGGGCCTGTCGCCGACGGGCCTGCGAGATGGCGACACGACGACGACGACGCAGGCAGAGCAACAACCCCGCGGGGCGCCCGAGCGAGGGCCTCTCCGAGGCCTCGCAGTTGGTGCGTGGCCCGCTCGAGCTGATCGACGCGGCGACCGACGCAGCGGAGCAGGAGGGCGTGGCGGTGGTGGAGTGGTGGCGCCGGGCTGCCCGGGTCCGCCTCGGCTGGCCAGAGGTCGAGCAGTGAGTGCGCCCCACCGCGCCCAGGCGGCGCTCTCCTTGCTGGCCCAGGACTACCCGGGGTGCTGGCGTCGTCTCGACGAGCTCCGCCACGACGTGCGCGCCCAGGGAGTCACCTGGCCGGAGTGGTGCTGGCTCCCGCTCGCCGGCGCCTACGCCCTCGTCTCCGACGGGAAGAGCCTCGACCCGGCGCGCGCTTCCGACGTCGCCCGCGTGGGCGCGCTCGCCACCTGGCGGCTCACCCAGGGCATCTACCGTCTCGACGAGACGCTCCTCGACGAGCTCTGGGGCTCTGAGCTCGAGGGCGCCATCCCCACGACGGTACTGGAGCACCTGCCGGAGTGGTGCGTGTACGTCGAGACACCCGGGCGAGAGCTGCTGGGCCAGCGGCTCCACGGCTACTGGGCGCACCTCGAGAGCGACGCGAACAGCGGCCGCGTAGAGCTCCGGCTGCTGCTCGACCAGGACAGCGGGCCGGTGGGCGTGCCGCTCCACCTCGGCCGCGGGACGGGCACCCTCGCCGAGGCGGGCCTCGGGATGCTGGGCGAGGCCGCCGCCAACGCCGCGCTGCACCTCCACCCGCTCGACGCCCAGCTCGTCGCCAGCGTCGACGCTCGCGCCCTCGCCGAGACGATGCGGCCGCTCGTCTCGGTGCTGCTCTACCTCGCCACCACGGCCGAGGCGCTGCGCACCGCCGACGGGCGCATCCCCGAGCGCCCGGCCCCGCGCCCCGGGCGCCGCGGCGAGCCCCCGCGCTACTACCCGCCGGCGGCGCCGGCGGTCTTCCCGCTGGGCGGCGCCCTCGGCGCCGCGCTGCGCGCGGCGCGCGAGGTCGGGCGGGCCGAGGGCGAGGGCTCGAAGCGCCGCGGCCACGTGCGCCGGGCGCACTGGCACACGTACCTGCTGGGCCCGCGCGAGGGCGTGCAGCGCCGGGAGGTGCGGTGGCTCCCGCCCATCCTCGTCGCGCTCGAGCGCGAGGACGTGGCCCCGGTGCTACGCCAGGTGACCTGAGCTCGATTCTCGCTAGGTCGCCGAGGCGGTGGCCCGGGCGGTGCTCAGGGCCGGGGCGTGAGCAGCCCGCCCACGTAGCCGGCGAGGGCAGCGATGACGGCCGTCGCGATGACCACCTGCGCCGGCGGCGGGGGCGTGGCGGGCGCCGGCGCCGGTGCGGGCGGGTGCTTGAGGTTGTTGGCCCGCTCGAGCAGCACGTCGTCGCGCAGCCAGGCGCCGCCGGTGACGAGCACCACCCCGCCGTCGGGCTGGTGCAGCGTGGCGAGCTCGACGTCGACGACGGCGGGCAGGCCCCCGTCCTGGGCTCGCGCGGCCCCTCCCGACAGCGCGAGAGCCAGGGCGAGGGCGCGGGTCAGCACGCGATGGCCTCGCCGTTCCGAATCCACCCGTGCCAGTGGCACTCGGCGCGCGGCTCGTCGGTGCCTGCCCCGCCGTTGACGTGCCTGGCGACGACCGACGGCGTCAGGGTGAGCTGCTCGAGCTCGCCCGCGCAGCCCCAGTTCACCCGGTGTTCGGGGTCGTTGGTGGGGATGTAGAGCTGTTGCTTGCGGCAGGCCGGGCAGAGGAAGTGCACGCCGATGCGCGTCGCATCGGTCGTCGACCGGCTCACCCAGCCGGGCTCGAGTTCGGCCAGCTTCACGGTCGCGGCCCCTGCTCCATGATGCGCAGCGCCTCGGCCTTCTCGGTGACGGGCACTGGCGCCGGCATCACGTCCTTCTTCAGCTCGACGAGCCCGGCGGCGCCGAGGGCGTAGGTGACGCCGCCCCCGATGATGCCGAGCACCGTGACCAACCCCATCGGCGTGCCGGTGAGGGCGACGGTGGCGAACCCTGCGGCGATGGCGGCGCCGAAGTTCAGCAGCCAGCCGCCCCACTTCCCGGTGAGGAAGTCGCGGACCTTCCCCGCGGGCAGGTGCCCGGCGAAGCGGCGCACGGCCCACACCAGGGCGAAGACGATGAGCGCGGCGAAGCTGCCCCACTGGCCCGCCTGGGCGAGCTGCACCAGCACGCCGGCGAAGGCGAGGGCGTTGTCGTCGAGCGAGGGCACCCCGGCCGGGAGCGGCACCGGCGGCGAACTCGTCACGGTGGGGACCGGCGGCGGCGCCGGCTCCTGGGCGAAGGCGGTGAGCGGCGCGGTGAAGATGGCGAGGGTGAGGGTCAGCAGGGCGAAGTGGCGCATGGGGGTCCTTTCAGAGCAGCGGGAGGCGGGTGAATCCGGCGAGGTCGGTGCGGTAGTGCATCGGCATCGCCTTGGTGACGTGCCCGAGGGCCCGGCTGCGGGCGGGGTCGGTGTCCGACGGCCCACCCCAGGCCTGCCCGACGACGACGCCGGCGCCCGCGTAGACCATCACGTGCGACACGTCGTGCTCGTCCTTGGGCGTCGGGCCCCAGTAGAGCACCAGGTCGCCGGGGAGCAGCTCGGCCGCCTTCAGGCGCGGGAGCGCCCACAGGGCGTCGGTGTTGTGGGTGGCCCTCCAGTCGATGAGCCCCTCGCTGGCCTTGTAGAGCGCGAGCGTCACGAAGCCGCTGCAGTCGCACCCGTCGTCGCGTCGGCCGCCCCACACGTAGGGCATGGCGCGCACGGCCTGCTCGAGCGCGCGCAGCCAGAAGCGGGAGCGGAGGGCTGTCGTCATCGGCCACCATCCAGGACCGGCCGCAGATCCAGCACCACCGGCTGAATCTTCTGCTGCTCGAGCAGGAGCCGGACGTTGAGCGACGTCTCCATCGTCACGCGCTCGAGGCTCGCCATCTTGCGGCGCTGCTCCTCGGCCTCCACGGCCTGGGCGTGGCGGTCCTCCCGGCTTTGCCGCTCGAGCGCTTCGACCCGGGCCACCACGGGCGCCACCCCGCCATCGAGCCGCGACTGCGCCCACACGGCCCCGCCGGCGCCGATGCCGGCGATGACAGCGAGGCTCGCGACGACGAGGAGGGCCTCGCGCTTGAAGATGAGTCCAGCGAGGGCCCAGAGCATGGCCGGGATGGTGGGCGGCGGTGGGGTGCTCATGCAGCGGCCTCCGGGGTGAAGAACTCCGCGAGGGCGGGCTCACCACGGGCGAGCGCCTCGAGGTCCTGGCGCGCATAAAAGAGCCTCGTGCGCACGGTGAGAAGCGGGGCGCCGACCATCTCCGCGATGCGTGCGGCGTGCAGGCCCTGCAGGTCATGCAGCTCGAGGACGACGCGCTTCTTCGGCGCCAGTCGTTGGAGGAGCTCCTCGAGCCGCTCGTGTCGCTCGCGCGCCTGCGAGGGCTCCTCCGGCGACGGACCCTCGTCGACGACCTCGGGAAGGCTCGCGCTCATGTCGAGCCGGCTCCGGGCGTATTCGCGCTTGCTCCTCCGCACCACATTCTCCGTGAGCCCGTAGAGCCAGTGGCCGAAGGTGCTCTTCCCCTTGAAGGTGTGCAGGCAGCGCCACACCTCGAGCCACACGTCCTGCTGCAGGTCTCGCTGCACGCCCGGCGGCACGCCCAGTCTCTTCAGGTGGCGCTTCACCTGGGGCCGGTGGCGGGCGTACACCCGGCGGAAGTCGAGGTCCGTCGTCACAGCACCGGCCTCCCCCGCCACCGCGAGCGAGCGGCGAGCGACAGGGCCTCAACGACGGGCGGGAAGGCGTCGTGGTCGACGGAGCCGCCCCGGGCCGCGAGCACCGCGTGAAAGAGCTCGTGCGCGGCGCCCTCGAGGGTGGCGGTGAGGTGGATGGCGCCCGTCTCCGGCACGTAGACGCCGGCGACGAGCTCCTCTCCTCGGGGCACCTCGAGGCTGCGGGCCGGGTAGAGCAGCACACCCCTCAGCGCCACCGCGAAGACGCTGGCCCACTCCTCGGGTCGCACCAGCCCGGCCCTCCCCAGAGCCTGCAGCGCATCCTCGAGGCGCGCCTTCGCGGTGGCACACCCGCCCTGCGTCCACCTTCCAGCAGCCGTCACGCGCACGCCCCGCCACGAGCAGAAGATCCCCTGGCGCGCGGCGTTGCCCACGGCGTCGACCGCCACGAGCTCGCCGGCGGCCGACTCTGGGAGCCCCGCGAAGGACTCGGCGCACGTCACGCCCACGCACCACTGCACGGGCGGACCCGCCAGCGCCGGCGCGGCGAGGAGCAGCGAGAGGGCGAGGCCGCGCGTCACCACGCGAGCACCGGGATGACGACGTAGGAGTTGAGCGGCGGCAGGTCCACCACGCCCCGGCGCACGTCCCCCTCGTAGGCCACGGCTCCGCCGGCACACCGCCACTCCTGTGGCGAGGCCTCGGCGTCGTAGAGCTGGCAGTCCTGTAGCCCGCGGCGCGCGGCCAAGTAGCCGCCTGGTGGCGCGCCTGAAGACGGGTAGAGGGCGGACCCGGTGTCGAACACCGGGCTCGCGAGGAGGACCCGCGCGGCCCCGCCCTCAAGGTAGTAGCTGTCCCAGTAGTCCCGCGTCGAGCCGCCGCCGTCGCTCATCGTGTAGGCGTTGGCGGCGGGGCGAGGAATCGAGGAGACGCAGCCACCCAACGGGCTGACGGCCACCACGGCTCCGGCGCAGGTCGAGCTGCGCGTGATGGCCGCGACGCCGAGACGGTCACCGCTGCCCGGGGTACTCCTCGCGGAGGCCCAGCCGCCGTCGGTCTTCACCCAGATGAGCTCGGAGGCGTAGGCGCAGCCACCGTCCGGCACCGGCACGGTGCCGCAGATGGCCGGGTTCGTGGTCGAGTTGGAGATCGCGAAGAAGCCTGCGTCGCCGTCCTCGAGAGAGTAGCAGGCCTCGCCCGCGGCGCGGCCGCCGCCAACGCATGGTACGCTCGAGGTCGTCCACACGAACTCGGTGTGAGCCGCGCCGATTTCCACCGGCACGTGGGGCAGCACGTAGTCGACCTGCACCGACGCTCGGCGCGCGTCGAGAAGGGACGCCACGGGCGCACCGCCGTCGGGCCCCGTGAGCGCCGGCGGGGAGAGGGTGCGCACCGTGGCGTAGGTGACGAGCGAGGTCGACACGCCACCGGCCGTGGTAGCGGTGAAGGCGAGCTCGCCCGTCTCGAGGTCCGGCAGGGTGAGGGTGCCGAGCTGCGCCTCGGTGAGTGTCGCCGGGGAGCTCGCGATGCCCGCGTCGACCAGCGGCGTGCCGTTCCAGGTGACGCTGAGCCAGCCGCCGGAGGCCCCCGTCACCGTCACCGACGCTCGGAGCTGGCCACCGTCGGCGCAGTCGGCATCGGAGACGTAGCCGGCGCGGGCGTACCGCTCCGCGTGGATGTTCCCGCCCCCGCCGCACCCCGCGTCGAACTTCGGCGCGACCAGCCGCCAGGCGTCCCAGTCGTCTCGGGTCGGGGCCGTCACTTGCACGCGCGGCGCCGAGGTGGCGGCCTCGACGAGGAGCACCGCGGCCCCGCCGTCGACGCTCGAGACGCTGATGGTGGTGGTGACGCCGTCGGCCACCGTGGCGCTGTGCGTCCAGGTGCCCGCGTCGTCGACCGTGACGCTCGCCGAGCCGCCGTCGTCGAAGAGGCGGGTGAGGGTTGTGTTCGGGCAGCGCGTGGCGGTGCCGGCGAGCGAGAGAGCGAGGGACTGGCCGCTGCGCAGGTGGAGCTGCCCGTCGCGTGCGCGCGCGGGCGAGGTGATGCTGATGCCGCACTGGCCCACCGCCAGCCCCGCGGCCCCGCCGCTGCCGCCGGTCGCGAAGTAGACGCCGAGGGCGCCCAGGAGGATGGCGCCGGCACCGGCCGCCACGCGGGGATTCACTGCACGCACTCCGTCGTCGTGAGCCCGGTGGCCGGGGTGTCGCAGACGCAGACGACCGTGTGCGTGGAGTCGAGCGCGAGGTACAGCGACTCGCCCGGCGAGCGCACGAGGCCGGGGTTCGTGGCGCCGAAGCCCACGCCGCCGTCGGTCGGGTTCACGTCGCACTTCACCTTCGGCGAGCCCGAGTTCTCCGGCGAGTTGACGATCTCCAGCCCCGCCGAGCCCGCGGTGCGGGAGGTGGGCACGACGGCTGGAGTGGTGCCGCACGACACGGTGCGGACCACGAGGGACTCACAGCGCAGCGGCGCGGCCGCGGTGCGCAGGTAGCCCGCGGTGTCGAGGGCGACAGCCGAGGTTCCGGCATCGGGGAGCCGGCCGCCGACGAGCTGCGGCGTGGTGACGCGCGGGATGTCTTGCGCGGGGGCAGGAGCAGCCCAGAAGACGACGACTGCGGCGGTGAGCACTGCGAGCACGACGAGCATCCGGGTCATGGGCGTCTCCAGCGAGGGCCCGACGACCGTGCCCCGGGCTTTTCAGCCGGTGCAACTGGTCACCTTCGCCAGTGACCACCCGCGTCACCGGGTGTCGAACGTGATGCCCTCGAGCGACAGGAACCCGGTGCCGCCGGCGGTGTAGAGCACCACGCCGTCGGTGCGCACGTCGATGCGACCGGCGCCGGCGTCGCCGTACACGGCGAAGATCTTCTGCGCCGCCGGGCGGTAGCCGGCGGGCAGCGTGAGGATGGTGGTCCCCGAGCCGCTCGTTCGCTGCACCAGGCCTCGTACGTGGACGAAGCCGGCGGCGTCCTTGCAGTAGGCGGCGGTCTGCCAGGCTGACCCGTAGTCGCTCCACCCCGTTCCGAACGACACCGCGATCCACTCCTCCACGGAGATGGGCGTCGCCGGGATGAACTGCACGTTGCCGACGTCCCACCCGTAGGCGCTCGACACCGCGTTCTTGAAGAAGCGGAGCACCGCGAAGTTCGCACCCTCGGGGATGTCGAGGTCGCCGACGAACTCCCCCCAGGTGTTCACCGCGGTGAAGTCGTAGGGCACCTCGAGCAGTCCGGTGTCGACCTCCGTCGTGAGGTCCTCCTCGGTGTAGTAGGCCACCTGGAACTTCAGGGTGCGGGTCGCCGCCTGCGTCCCCTGGCTCCGCACGGCTGCCACGAGCTTCGCCCTGCGGCAGCCGCGTGGCAGCGGCCAGGCGCCGCTCTCCACCACCGCGTTGGTGCCCGTCAGCTTGAGGCTCAGGTGCCGGCCGTTCGTCGTGTCGCTGCCGACGTATGCGTCGGAGGACTCGCCCCACGTGCCGGCGGTCAGCTGCCACTGGTCCGGCAGGTTCTCCGCCACGGCCAGGCTCTGGTGCTGGAAGTGGCCGTTGAGCGGGCCGAGCGCCATGACCGTCTGGGAGTCGAGCAGGTCGGCCAGCACACGCCCCGCGACCGATGGGGCCTGCACCGACGGCTGCCCACGCACCAGCCGCCCGCCCCGCACGGCCCGGGGCACCACGCGCACCACCATGGGCTTGCCGCCGCCGGTGCCCAGCACTGTGACGCGGTCCGCGCGCGTCACCGCCTTCAGCGTCGCCGAGCTCGGCGTGAAGAGCGAGTTGCTCTCCGACACGTGCACCTCGTACTCGGTGAGGTCCCTCCCTCGCGCGATGGTCGAGTCCTCGAGGCGCACCTCGATGCCGCCCGGCACTGGCACCGGCGCCGGCTTCACCGTCTCGATGCCGCCGTACATCGCGAGCGGCGGCGTCTTGCCGTTGCCGAAGATGCCGTTGATGAGCGCCAGCCCCGGGTGGTCCGTCAGCTTCGCGAGCCAGGGCCGCGCGCCGAGCGACGGCTTGCCGCGGAGCTCGAGCGTGGTGGTCAGCTTGCCGCCGTCGAAGCTCTGGGCCCACTTCGTGACGGCCAGCTTCTGCTGCGCCGAGAAGACCCGGCCGTCGGGGTCGAAGGCGTAGAGGTCGCCCACCTCGCACCAGGGGAAGCCGCCGACGAGCTCGACGGCGAAGTCGGCGGTGGGCTCGGCGCAGTCGGCCAGCGCGGCGTTCACCATCTTCGTCGCCTCGGTGGAGGTGTCGATGTTCGACGCCGTCCCCTCGGCGATTTCCGCCCAGAGCTCGCCGTACTTCGCGACGCTGGCCGCGTCGGTGACGGTAATCTCCTTCCGCTTCGGCGACCCGTCGGGCCAGGTGTCGGCCGAGTCGCTGTACTTGATGCACCAGGCGTTGCGGATGTTCTCGAGGTTCACCTCGAACTTCGAGGGCGTCTTGAACTGCGAGGCGGTGAACGTGTGGTCCGCCGTCGTCTTCGCGCGCTCGGGCTCGAACAGGGTGAGCCGGAACGAGCTCGAGGCGGCGTGCCACTTCATGCGCACGTCCCAGCCGATCTGCTGCGCCAGGGCGCGCACCGCCGCGAGCGCCTTGTCGCGACCCTGGAGGTATTCCTTGACCGCCCAGCCCGGCGAGCTCGGCACCTCGAGCGTGACCGTCGAGTCCCCGGTCGCCTTGGCGTTGTCGAGGATGGCCTGGATGACCTGCTCCACCGGCCGGCCGAGGGAGGTGGTGGTGCTCAAGTAGCTCCACGTCACCGTTCCATCGGCCACGGTGCCACCGCCGGGCCAGGTCGGCTCGGTGTTGGCCGTCGTGCCGGCCACCGTGCACTTGTAGAAGCGCCCCTGGCCGGGGTCCCCGTCGCCCCTGGAGGCCGGGAGCACGTACTCGCCGACGGCCACCGACATGCCGGGCTCCCAGGGGCGGAGGGCAGGGGAGGTGCTGCCGTCGACCGCCAGGCAGTACACGAGCTCGCGCTTGAGCTGCTGGTCGGCGACGCGCCCGGCGAGGTCGCGCCCGCCGAACTTCACCTCGTCTCCGCCCGGGTCGATGAAGTCGATGCGCCCGTGGAACACCACCAGCCAGTCACCGGCCGCCGGCTGGCGGTCGACGGGCACCACCGCGGCCTCGATGCGGAACTCGCGGGCGAGGCGGAGGAGAGGGTCCGGCGAGGCGGTGTGCACGAAGCCGAGGTTGAGGGCGCTGTCGGCGATCCACGGCGAGATGGACAGCTTGAACGCCTCGCGCACGAGGCGCACGTCGGCCGTGCGGTGCGGCTCCGAGGCGCTCTCCTGCCAGTTGGCGGTCTTCACCAGGTTGAGCCCGGGGTACGTGGTGAGGTCGCGCCAGGTGCCGCCCCCGTCCTTCACCGACACGCGCACGAAGTCGGCCTGGGCGCCGGCCGCGCGGGCGTAGGTGGCAGTGGTGCTGAGGGTCCTCATCGCGCCTGGAGCTCCACGTTGAGGGTGACGAGCACCAGGCCTCCGGCGACCTTCTGGTACTCGCTCTCCTTCGCGTCACCCAGCACGAGGCGCGTGGCCTGCTCGGTGACGAAGTCGCCCGTGAGGGCGTGAGCGGGCAGGGGCCCGAAGGCCGCGGTGGCGGCCGCGAGCTGCGCGGGCCAGTCGGTGGGCATGAGGTACGGCACCACCACCAGGTCATCGAAGGTGACGGTGCCCGAGCTGTTGCTCAAGGTGACGTCGCCCGAGGAGACGCTCAGGAAGGTGGTGGTGGCCGCGTCGTTGCGCACGCCGTCGACCCACTTCTGCCCGGCGCTGTTGACGACGTAGTGGCTCCACGAGCCGGCGTTGCGCCAGAGGCTGACGGTCCATGTGTCCGACCGCGAGAAGCTGTTCTTCGCAGCCCCCGCCCAGGTGATGGAGGCCGAGTTCGTGAGCGACAGCTTGCCGGCGCCGAACTTGGCCGAGCCAGCGGACTGGAAGACGGTCCCGCTGGTGCTCGATGGCCCGGTCCCCTTGCTGCCGTACAGGTGGGCATCGAAGCTCCAGGCCTCGCCTTCGCCGCTGAAGAAGGCCCACCAGGCGGCGGCCGTCGACAGCGCGAGTGGCACGGTCTGGAAGGCGAAGTCCAGCTTCCGAGCCGAGCGCGTCTGGTGCATCGTGCCGTCGCTCGCCGGGCTCTGTTCCCCGATGTTGCGGGTGCTCTGCTTGATGTCCTTGGCCGCGGCGACGACCGCGTCGATCTCGATGCCCGACAGCTTGAGCGCGCTCACGGTTCCCCCCAGCCGTCGCGCCGAAAGCTCCGCCGCCGCACCGTGCGGTGCATGATGTCGGCGAGCTTCTCGGCGTCGACCTTCAGCGTGATGTTCGTCACCTCTTCTGCCGGTGCCTGGCCGAAGACCGCCTCGCTGCCGTAGCCCTGCGCGTCGAAGGCTGCCGCCGCGTACCGGAACCCGGCCGGGGCGTTGGTGAGCGCGCTGGTGAACTCGGCCAGGCCGTCCTTCGTGTCTTCGAGGTCGGGCGGGTCCTCGAAGGTGGCGTTGACGTTGGTGAGGTTTTCGGAGAGGTACTTGAGCTTCTCGTCCATCTTCCGGCCCGCGTCGGCGACGTCGTTGTAGGCCTTGTCGATGCCGGCGTTCCCGCCGAAGAAGTCGGAGATGCCCTTCACGATGTAGAGCACGCCCTCGACGACCCACACGACGCCGCGGGCGATGCCGAGCATCACCAAGCCGATGACGTTGAAGATGGTGCCCAGCACCTGCAGGCCGATTTCGAAGGGGTCGAACGCATCGGCGAGGCTCTGGAGCGCGTCGATGACCGGCATCGTCATGTCGGTCAGCATCGAGATGATGCTGAAGATGGGCTTCAGCACCTTGAAGACCTTGTCGAGCGCCCCCGAGATGGCCTTGATGACCGGCACGAGGCTGGAGAAGATCGCCTTGGTGAGCGGGCCGCTGGCCTCCATGACGGTCATCACCGCCTTGAGCAGCTCGTCGAACGCCGGCTTCAGGACGTCCATCACCATCTTGAGCTGCCGGTTCCCGTAGTCGACGATCTGCCCGAAGCCCTCGAACTTCGAGAACAGCTCCATCACTACAGCGGCGAGGGCCACCCAGGGCCCGCCCTGCTGAAAGCCCTGGATGCCGGCGCTCATCACGTCGCCGAGCTCGCCCATCTTCCCCGCCATCGAAGTGCCGACGGCGGCCAGTCCCTGGGCGAGCTTCCGGCCCTGCTGCTTGCCCGCCTCCTCGATCTGCGCGTGCGCGTCGGCCGCCTTCATCGCCGAGTCGGCCGACTGCTCCGCCGCCTGCTGCAGCGAGAGGTAGTTCTGCTGGGCGTCGATGTTGTTGTCCTTCGCGGCTCGAGCCGCGGCAGCACCGAGCTCGAAGGACTGCTCCATGTACTTCGCGTACGCCTCGAGGGCCTGCTGCCGATTCCCGTGGGCGCCGGTCTGGTAGCGTGCCGCGGCCTCGGGGCTCATCTTCGAGAGCTGATACTGGCTCTCGCGCGCGGCCATGTCGGTGGTCAGGCCACGCCGCTGGGCCTGCACGGTGACGCCGAGCTCCTTCTCGAACTTGGCCGACTCGAGCGCCGCCAGCGCTTTCGCGGCCGCGAGGATGCGCTCCCTCATCACCCCCGCCTGGTCACCCACCTTGGCGAGGGACTCGGCGAGGTCGCCCTTGCTGAGCCGGTGCTCCATCTCGGCGAGCGGGTCCTTGTTGCCGAAGAGCGTCACCTTCTTCTCGAGGCCCTCGGCTTCCTTCTTGAGGTCGGCCATCGCCTTCGCCGCCTCGTCGGCCGCCTTCTTCTGGGCGTCGAGCGCCTTCTTCGCGGCGTCCCCCGCCGTCTTCGTCGCGCGCAGCACCGCCTCGGCGCTCTTCGTCGGCGCGGGCGCCGGGGCGCCGCTCGGGGGCGTCAGGTTCGGCAGCTGAACCCAAGAGAGTGCGGCCTTCGCCTGCTTTACCTGCATGTCATCCCACGCCTTCGACGCGGCGCGCACGTGCGTGGCGACGTTCATCAGCCCAAGCGGCCCGGAGCCGAGCTCTATGAGCGCATCGGCGAGGTGGCCCTGCACCGCGAGCGCGCCCTGGAGCCTGATGATGTAGATGTCGACGCCAGCGGCGGCGGCTCGGAACCACTCGCCGATACTCTTCGCGGTCGTGCCAAACCCCTGCGTCGAACCGGCGGCCTCGAGCATGGCGTCGAGGAGCTTGTTGATGGTGGGCAGCAGCTCGGCCGCGAGCGACATCGCCAGGGCGTCGACGATGGCCTTGAGCTTCGCCACCATGTCGTTGAAGGCCCCGGCGGCCGACGCCGCGGGCCCGCCCACCACGGCGCCATACTTCTCCGCCTCGAGGCCCGCCGCGGCGAGGGCCCCGGTTCCCTTGTTGAGGGTGTCGAGCATCGCCTCGCCACCCTTGCCGAAGAGCTCCACGGCGATGGCGGCCTTCGCGGGCCCGTCGTTCATCGAGGCGAAGGCGCCCGCCAGCTCCTTCACCACCGTGCTGGTGTCGCGGACCCGGCCGTTCGCGTCCACCGCGGAGACACCCAGCGCGGAGAACAGCGCGACCTGCTCCTTCGAGCCCGAGGCGGCGGCGCTCAGGTTCTTCCCGAGCTGGCCCATGAACTTGGCGAAGTCCTCACCCTCGACGCCCGTTAGCCGGAAGGCGAAGGCCAGCTTCGAGAACTCCTCCGAGCTCGTGCCGAGCTGCCCGGCCTGCTTGCCCAGGCGGTCCAGCGACTCGATGCCCTTCGCGGCGAAGGCGGCCAGCTCTCGCCCCGCATCCATCGCCGCGCTGCCCAGCACGGCGAAGGCGGCCGCCCCGCTGGCGATGCCGGCCATCTTCTTGAAGTTGTCGCCGAACCCCTTGAGCTTCTTGTTCGCGTCGTCGAGCCCCGACTGGAGCTTCTCGGTGCGGGCCTGCAGGTCGACGATGAGGCTCTCGAGCTTCGCCATGGTGTCCCCTCACTTCTTCGGGCGGTGCAGGCCGAAGGCCGCCCGCAGTCGTTCCTTCAGGGTCTCCGGGTCCTCCGGCTTCCCGGCCGTCGCCGACTGTTCCAGCTTAGGGCCCAGGAGGAAGTCGTCGATGCGCGCCCGCTTGTTGCCGGCGCTCCTGGCCACGGTGAAGGCGAGCAGCGCGTTTCGGTGGTCCTCCGCTGCGAAGCCGAAGGGCTCCCTCGAGTAGAACTCCTGCCACTCGGCCACCTGCTCGGCCGTGAGCACCTCGCCGAGAAAGTCAGGGTGGGGCCACCCCAGCTGCAGGCACAGGCGGAACAGGAAGTCCCGCTGGTGCCGGAGTGGCCCCGTCAGTTTCCCGAGGTCGACCGCACCGCCAGCTTCTGCAGCTCGCCGAGGAGCTGCTGGGCCTCGCCCTGGTCGAGCTCTGAGAAGAGCGCGCTCAGCTCCGCTTCGCTGATGGGCTCGAGGGTGCTGGGGTCGAGCGACGCGGAGGCCAGCGCCTTCACCAGCTTCGGAACGCGGGCGCCGGGCGCGAGCTCGTTCAGGTCGTGCAGCGCCACCGCATCGAAGAAGGGGATGGGCCGCACGAGCAGCTTCTTCGGCTCGCCCACGTACTGGGAGAGGTCGAGCTCGACGGCGCGCTTCTTGCGCATGTTCTTGAGTGTTTCCTGGCTGATGAAGGACATCTGTCTCTCGGGGTGAGGGGAGAAGGAGAGCGGGCCGGACCCCCGGGCAGCGAGGCCCGGCCCTGTGGTGGGTGGAACTCAGCCGGCTTACGCCGGGGCGAAGGTGCGGGTGACCGGGCCGGACACCTGCAGGGTGATGCCGGAGATCTTCACGGCCTCGTTCACGCCGCCGCCGGGCCCCGGGAGGTTCTGCACGAAGGCCTCGAAGACGGCCGTGCTCGGGGTGGTGGGGTGGTCGTTCAAGTTGATCTTGAAGTTCTTCTTCGTGCCCGCAGCGGCCATGGTGAAGAGCTCCTGCTGCTGGGCGTCGCTCGAGATGAAGTTCACGTCGAACGTCACCTGGTCGCCGTCGGCCAGGCCGGCGATGCGCTCGATGGCCGTGCTCTTGAGGTGGGTGACCTCGATGCTGTTGGCCTGGACGCCGGGCATCTGGAAGTTGGTCACCTCGGCGATCTCGTCGAACGTCTCCGGCGGCCCGTCGCCGTTGCCGATGCTGATGGTGGTGCCCTTGGTGGACTTCGCGAGGGTGGTCATGGTGCTGCTCTCCTTGTGGAAGCTGGCTCACCGCCAGACGTGGAACTCCAGGACGACGCGGTAGAGCTGCGCCTCGTCGTCGTACAGGTGGCGGCCGGGGCCGACGGCCCACGCATCGAAGCCGCCAGACTTCGCCGTCTTCTTGTCGCCCACGGCGGCCAGCACCGCGGCAGCGAGCTGGGTGGAGCCGAGCCGCGTCCTGGCGTAGGCGTCGACCTGCACCCGGGCGTTCGACAGGGTCCCGGCGATGCCGCCGCTCAGCGTCTGCTCGGCCACGTCGTCGACCACCGTCACCACGAGGAGCGGCACGGCCGCGTCCTGTGGCGCCAGGTCCGGGAAGACGCGCGTGCCCACCAGGGCGGCCACGCCGGCCGTGCCCGTGAGCGTCGCGAAGAGCTGCTCGTGCAGGCTCACTTGGCGCCGCCCTTCTTCTTGAGCGCTCGCTTGAGGCGCTTCCCGAGCTGCACCTTGAACGCCTCGAGGACGGCGGCGGCGTTCTCGTCGAGGGCCGGCCGCAGGAAGGGCTGCGCCTTCGAGTGCTTCGTGCCCAGCTCCGTGAGGTGCCACCGGCGGCCCGGCGAGCCGCGATACTGCGCCTCGCCGAAGGCCGCAGCGGCCACGCGCGCCTGCTTGAGCGCGGTGGTGTTGCTCGCGATGACGATGCCCGCGGCCACCGTGCCCTTCTTCTTGTCGTAGGCGGTCGCCAGGGCGATGCCCGCCTGGAGCTCGCCGGTGTCGACCGGCACCTTCGCCTTCGCCGCGGCCACCACCGGCTTGAAGGCCGCCCGCACCGCCGACTTCATCACCTTCGGGCGCACCTCGGCGGACAGCTGCTTGAGCTGCTTGTCGAGCTCCTTGAGGCCCCGCAGCTTCACGGCGCCTCCCCGACGAGCTCCTCGCAGGTGAGCAGCATGTCGACCCGCCGGCCGTCGGGGTCGGCGGCCGAGAGGACGTTGAAGACGCGGTCGCGGTGCACCAGGCGCATGGCCGGGGTGACCTCGAGCTCGCGCGGGAACCGGATGCGGAACGTGGTGGGCACCCGGGCCACGCGGCCCGGGGACGCCAAGGGCTCCGAGCCCGGCGTCTGCGTCACCTCCGCGCGCCGGGTGGCGACGGTGCCCCATGTGAGTACACGCTGGCCGGCGGCGTCCTGAGCCGTCGACTGCGCCTGGAGGTACACGACCTCCCGCATGGGGCCCGCCGCGGTCATCAGACGCTGACCACCGCCACGGTGACGCTGGTGGCCGAGCTGTAGCCGAGCGCCACGCTGCCGCCGGGCTGGCCGTCGGCCGCGTAGATGGCCGGCGGGAACGGGCCGAGCAGCCGGGTCTCACCGGCGCCGATGGTGGCGGTGAGGTCGGTCACCGCGAGCCCGTCCACCGCGGCGGGCGTGGTGACCGTCAGGGTGATGGGGGCGCCGCCACCGTTCTTGATGACGAGCACCTCCTTGCCGGTGGTGGGGAACGAGTCACCGCCGCCGGCGGCCGCCACGCCCGCCAGGTCGACACCGTTGCCGCTGCGCTTCGCCGCTGAAACCGTCAGGACCGCCATGTGCGTTACCTCCTCAGATGCTGCGAATTCGGTAGGGAGCCATGAGCGCCTCGAGGGCGCTCGATGTGGCCAGGGAGCCGGCGACCTCCGGCGTTCGGTGCTCGTACAGCTGCGACACCATGAGCAACACCGCGTGTCGCAGGGGCGCGGGGACCTCGGCCGCCGTCGGCCACCCCACGCGGTACTGCACGCGCAGCGCATCGGGGCGCGCGCTCATCGTCGGCCAGCTCCCGGAGGCGGGGAGCAGCAGGCCCGGGCTGGAGTCTCCACCCAGCACCACCGCCACGTCGACCAGGGCGAGGCTCTGGAGGACGTCATCGGTGTCCAGGTACGAGACGCTCAGCACGTCCTCGGCGGCCTGCAGCGAGCCACCCAGCAGCCGCACCGCGTCGCCCAGGCACTCCGGGGCGGGCGTGGTGAGCTCCACGGTGGTCCTCACGAGGGCCCGCTCGCACGTCTTCTCCACGTGCGAGCGGGCCGCCTCGATGAGGGCTGCGACGTACGCGTCGTCGACGGACTCCTCGAGACGCAGGTGCACCTTCGCCTCGAGCAGCGAGACGGGCGTTGCGCCAGGAGGAGTGACGACGCGCAGCGGCATGGCTTACGAGACCGGGGCGATCCGCGGGTTGCTCAGGATGGCCACGACCGACAGGAGCGAGCCCGTCGACGCGGAGGTCTCCTTGAGCGTGGCGCGCAGGTAGCGCTTCGCCGGGTTCAGCTTCACGCCGCACTGCTTCACCTTGTTGGTGTCGGCGGCCGCCATCGAGGGCGCGGTGCCGATGAGCGAGGCCGCGGTGCCGTCGGTGAGCGCGGCGTCGTTGCCGAGCGTGCCGGTGTGGGCCGCGGCCTCCTTCACCTCGAGGTCGAACTGCCCGGCCATCGTGCCGCCCGAGGCCACGACGAACGTGACGTTCTCGTAGCCCTTGGTGTCGATGACGAGGCCGTCGGTGTCGGCGGTGAGCGCCGCCTGGGGGGGGACGATGGGGACGACCTTCATCGTCTCGGTGTTGTTCTCCATGTGCTGCTCCTTCGGTGTTGGGTTCGCTGCGAGGGGTGAGGAGGGAGCGCGCCAGTGCGGCAGGCGCGCCCCCTCGGTCAGGACGGCTTACGTGCGCGTGCTGCTCAGCGTGATGATGGGGCTCGACTTCGAGCTCCCGTTCTTCCGCGAGAACGGCGCGGACCACCACGGCTGGCCGCCGATGCGCTGGACGAAGCGCATCGCCGTGAGGTCCTGCTCGAAGTAGACGTGGATCGACACGTCCTCGCGCATCGCGCCGGGGCCGGTCTTCGTCGCGAGCAGGTACTCCTTCGGGTCCCAGAGGATGATGTCACCCTCGGTGCCGATGGCCTTGCAGTCCTCCGACACCATGACCGGCAGGCCGAGGAGCGTCCCGTACGGCTTGTTCAGGAGCCCGCCGGGCGGCATGTAGACCGGCTGGTTGCTGATCGAGAGGAGCGGCAGCACCGCCTCGACGTCGGCGTGCACCAGCCACACCGCGCGCGAGCGCGACTTGAGCGGGAGCGCCGAGTACATCTTCGCGATGTTGTCCGACACCACGGTGCCGGCGCCCTGGCTCGCCTTCGCGGCGACGGTGTACTTCGCGGCCGACTCCATGATGCCGAGCAGGTTGCCCGGGGCGCCGGAGCCGGTGACGATCTCCTGGTTGAGGAAGGCGACCGTCTTCTCGGGCACCTTGGTGCGCACGTAGCTGGTCATCGCCGCGGCGTCCTCGATGAGCTCCTCGGTGAGCGTCACCAGCGCGCCGATCTTCGTGAGCTTCGTCTCGAGCAGCTTGAGCTTCGGCTTGCTCGCGCTGAAGCTGGCGCCCTCGGCCACGTAGCCGACGGAGATGCCCGACGCGGAGTCGTGCGGCGCGTTCTCGTCGACGGGGAACGAGATGCGGTTCGAGCTGGTCCGCTGATCGTCGCAGAGTGCCGCGAGCGAGTCCGGGCCCTCGAGCGCCTTGCGGATGGCCGCCCGGTAGTCCGGGGGCACCGCGAAGCCGCCGTCCTCGTTCACGCCCTCGCTCCCGAAGGTCGAGGCGGCGTTGAGGATGCGCGGGTCCTTGCGCCCGGCCTTGTGGTTGCGGGCGGCGAGGACGAACTCACCCTCGTTCTGGAAGCCCCAGGTGCCCTTGCTGGCGCCGGGCTTGTCGCCGCCGGTGATGCGGGCGACGGGCTCGGGGCTCGTCTTGCGCACGGGGCGCGCGAGCTCGGCAACGGCCGCGGCCGCCTGGCGGGCCTGCGCCACGAGCTCCTGCTGCTCACGCTCGCCCGCCTCCTTCTCGGCGATGACCTCCTGAGCGTCCTTGAGCGAGGCCTGCACGGCGCGGATCGCCGCGACCTGCTCGGCCGTCGCCGGCGTCGAGGCGTTCTCGAGCTCGCTGGCCTTGGTGGTGAGCGTCTCGGCGAGGCCCTCGGCGTGCGCCACCAGCGCCGCGAGCGTCATCAGCTTCATCTGTTCCCTGGTCATGTCTTCCTCGTTCGGTGCTGCGGTGTGGTGGCCCGTCGTGGACCGTCGGCGCTCCTCCTCGGAGCGCTCAGCTGCCTCTCGTGCTGCGAACTCGCGACCTGGTCGCCGCGGCGGTGCGGTGCGCCTCGAAGGCCGCGACCTGCGCGCGGGTGGCCTCGAGCAGGCCCACCGTCTGGCGCAGCTGCGCGGCCGCCGCCGTGTCCTCCGGCGCGGGCTCGGCCGGCGCCGTGTCGTCGCGGAAGGTCGCCACCTTGTCGGTGAAGCCGAGCTCGAGCGCCTGCTCGGCGTTCATCCAGGTCTCGGCGTCCATGAGCTCCTGGAGCTTCTCGAGCGGCTGCTTCGTCCGCCGGGCGTAGACGCCGGCGATGTCGGCGCTCACGAGGTCGAGGAGCTCGGCGTAGTCGCGCATCGCCTGGGCGTCGCCGGCGGCGAGGCCCCATGCGTTGTGCACCATCCACGTGCCGTGCGGCGCGGTGACGATGCGGTCGGCGCCCATCGCGAGGAAGGTGGCCGCCGAGGCGATGAGCCCGTCGACGTAGAGCACCTTCTGGGCGTCGAAGCGCTCGAGCTGCGAGAGCATCGCCTTCGCCTCGAAGACGTCGCCGCCGGGCGAGTTGACGAAGATGTTCAGGCGCTTGGCGCCCTTGAGGCTCTCGAGCTGCTGCCGGAAGGAGTCCGCGGTGAGCCCGCCCCACCAGCCGCCGATCGCGTCGTAGATGTACACCTCGGCCGAGCCGTCTCCGGCGAGCTCGGCGCGCGGGTTCGCCGCGCGGTGCATGGCCGGCCGGTGCAGCCTGGACGCGAACCCATCGGCCAGCGTACGCGCGCGGGCGAAGGCCTCGGGCGAGAAGGCGAACGTCTTCATGCGGCGTCTCCGAGACGGCGGGGGCTGGTGCTGCTGGGGAGGCGGGCCACGTCCTCCGCCGGCGGCTGGCTGGCGGCCGCGCCCGGGGCGGCCACCTTGATGCGCTCGAGCGTGGTCATGTTCGACTGCACGGTGAGCAGGTCGCCGTCGGCGCCGACGTCGTCGAGCCCTTCCTCGGCGCGCACTTCGTTGCGCGTCTTCACGCCGTTCTGAATCCACTGGGCGGCGGCCGCGGCCCGCGACTGGGCGTCGCCGCGCACCAGGTGCGAGAGGTCGATCTCCGCGTACCACCAGGGACCCTTCGCGCCGGTGTTGAAGACCTTCGCGTTGAGCTCCTGCGTGAAGCGCTGTGCCCACGGGTAGAGACAGGACGTGACGAACTCGAGGCCCTGGTGCTCGATGTTCGAGAAGGTGGCGTGCTCGAGGTGGCCGATCTTGTGGAGCGGGACGCCGAACCAGCGGGCGATCTCCTCGATGCTGAACTTCTTGTCCTCGACGAGCGAGGCCTTCGCGGGCTCCACCGTGGTGGGCACGAAGTCGAACCCGCCCTCGAGCACGAGCAGCCGCTGGGAGCGCCCGAGCCCCGCGTGGTTCTCCTCCCACTGCTTGCGGAGCTCGATCTTCGTCTCCTCGGTCAGCTTCGACGGCGCCTTGAGCACGCCGCCGAGCTGCGCGCCGCGGCCGTAGAAGGCGGCCGAGAAGCGCTCGTGCGCGGCGGCGACCGCCAGGGAGCGGGCCGCCCGGACGATGACGCTCTCGCCCATGAGGCCGGAGAGCGACGGGCCGCGGAGGTGGAACACGTCACGCGCTTCGAGCGTGCGCACGGTGCCGGCGTCGTCCTCGTCGACGTCGTAGACGAGGGTTCCCCGCTCGTTGCGGCGCGGCGTGACGCGGGTGTTGATGATGGGCCACAGCGCTGCGATGCGGCCCGCGCGGTCACGGCTGATCTCCGCGTAGGCGTTGCCGTCGGCCAGGGCCTGGAAGAAGAGCGCCTCGCGGAAGCCGATGGCCGTCATCTCCTCGTTCGGCCGCACGTTCAGCAGCCAGACCCGCCCGTCGCGCTCGATGCGCCGTCGGCGCTTCGTGCCCTCGAGCGGCTCGTAGACGTTGCAGGGGCACGCGGAGATGTTCTTCGCGATGACGTCCATGCACGCCCACACCGCCGAGAGCATCAGCGCGTCTTCGCGGCGCAGGCTCAGCCCGGCGAAGTTCCCCGGCATCGGCGTCGGCAGCAGGCGCGAGTCGCCCCGCCACCCGAAGGCAGCGAGCAGACCTCGCATGACCCCGCCGAACGAGAAACGCACGGGAAGGTTGTACGCCCGTGCTGGGAATCACCGACCGTTACCACCCTAGAGCACGCTGAACCCCGCCTCCGGCGTCTCCTCCGCGGGGGCCACGATGGAGCGCGAGCGGGCCATGATGGCGGCGACGATGCCGTCGATTTTCCCGGTGGCCTTCGCCTTGTTCGGCTTCACGTTGCCGGCCTCGTCCTGGACCACCACCACGTTGTTCGCGCACCAGCGCAGCACCGGGTGCCCGTTGTGCTTGAGCTTCCCGGTGACGACGGAGACCTCGAAGTCCTTCGTCGCCTCGCTCAGCGACTTGTAGCCCTGGCCGCACTCGACGCAGACCGGCCGCTCGGTGCCCGGCTCGAGCGAGGCGATCTCCTCCTTCACCAGGTCGTTCACCAGCTTCTGCGCCCCCCACGGGTCGAAGGCGAGCTCGAGGATGCGGTAGCGCTTCGAGAGGCGGGCGAGCTCTGCCTTGATGTAGTCGTAGTCGATGGCGTTGCCCGGGGTGAGCGTGAGCCAGCCCTCGCGGGCCCACTGGGCGTAGTGCGTGCGCCCCCGCTGCTCCTCGTCGGTGGCGCGGTCCTCCGGCAGCCAGAAGCGGCAGAGCAGCTCGCGCCCCCGCTCGGTCTCGAACTCGAGCACCAGGGCCGTGAGGTCGAGCTTGCTGGAGAGGTCGAGGCCGGCGCGACAGGAGAGCCCCTCGAGCGAGCGCTCATGGTCCTCGCGAGGCAGCGGCATCGGGTCGCACGCGCGCCAGTCCTCGAGCGACAGCCAGGCGGTGCTCTGCTGGCTCCACACGTTGAGGTGCTTGCGGAGGTACTCGTTGAGCGCGGAGGGCAGGGCGCGCGCCTCTTCGGCTCGCTCGCGCAGCCACGCGGGCTTCACGCTGATGCCCCAGTTCGGGTTCGCCTTCTGGAGGGCGACGTCGCCGAAGTGGTCGTCGCCCTCGTCGGGCGCGGCGATGAAGGCGAAGAAGGCCTCGTCCTCGAACACCCCGTCGAGCACCTTCTGCGCGTAGTCGTGCTTTTCCCACCCGATGGACTCCGGGCGGAAGACGCCGGCGGTGGTGATGGCCACCATCAGCGGCTCGCGCCGCGCGCCCATGCCGGACTGGATGACGTCCCACATGCCGCGGGTCTTGTGCGCGTGGAGCTCGTCGGCGATGCCGGCGTGTGGGTTGAGGCCGTCCTGCGTGTCGGAGTCGGAGCCGAGCGGCTTGAAGAAGCCGCCAGCCGCGTCGAAGGTGATGGAGTCGGCGAGCACCTTCACGTGCCGCTTGAGCAGCTCGCTCTTGGTGACGGTTTTGCCGGCCTCGAGCCAGAGCAGGCGCGCCTGCTCCTCCTTCGTGGCGAAGGAGTAGATCTCAGCGCCGGGCTCCTGGTCGGCGACCAGCAGGTACAGCCCGAGCCCCGAGGCGAGAAGCGACTTGCCGTTCTTCCTCGCGACCTCGACGTACGCGGTGCGGAACCGCCGGGTGCCGTCGGCACGCACCCACCCGAAGATGATGCGAACGATGCGCCGTTGCCACTCCTCGAGGAGGAGCGGCCGCCCCGCCCACTCGCCCTTGTGGTGTCGGCAGAAGCGCTCGACGAACTGCACCGCGCGCTCGCCGAGCTCGGGCACGTAGCGCAGGCCCTTGGGGTGGCCGCCCGGCTGCTGCGTGAGCGCGAGGTCTCGCTCGTGCCGCTCGAAGCACAGGCGCTCGTACTTGCCGACGGCGCGCTGCACTGCCGGGCTCATTTGGCCTTCACGAGCTCGAGCTTCGGAGCGCCGAGGAAGGCGGCGAGCGGATCGGTGTCGGCCGGCTTGTCGGCGGCGCCCGGCGCGCTCATCTTCCCGCGGCTCGCCGGCGTGAGCCCGAACTCACAGGCGTAGCGGAGCGCCTGGGCGCGGGCCTCCTTCGCGACGCTGAGCAGCGGGTGCGCGTGCACGGCGCCCGTCGTCGGGTTCTCGAGCGTCATGCCCTCCTTCTCGACCTGGCGATCCGCACGCTGCGCGCGGTCGACGGCCGTGCAGTAGAGCGCCAGGGCGGTGCGGTCCGCCTCGGTCAGCACCCGAGCGGAGTCGAGCAGCCCGACGACTCGGGCCCACTCGGCCTTCGCGCCCTTGGTGAGGTACGCCGGCGAGGCGACGTTCACCGGCTCGTCAGCCCCCAGCGAGACCGGCCGCGCCACCTCGCGCGACTTCTTCAGCGTGCCGCGAGCCTTCTTCACCGCCGTCGGCAGTCGGTTGTGCCCGCCTGAACCCTTGCCACCCATGCGAATCGCCTCCACTTTCACTGCGGTTTTGCTGCCCGGACCGCTCCGAACTTCCCGGTCGGTCTAGTAGGTCCATGTAGGCAGACTTTTGGACCACCCCACCCGCCGGCGCGCATCACTGGCCTCGCCCGGTCTTCGCGCCGTGGCAGTCGAATGGCGACGTGTGGTCGCACAGCGGCTGCCAGTTCGCTTCGTCCCAGAAGAGCGCCTGGTCACCACGGTGGGGCACCACGTGGTCGACCACGCGCGCGGGCGTAACCCGACCCTGCCTCGAGCACTCGGCGCAGAGCGGGTGCGCAGCCAGGTACGCCGCGCGAGCTCGGCGCCATCGCGCGTCGTAGCCGCGCTGGTGCGCGGTGCCGCGGCCACCGTACGTGCGCGACTCCGAGGCCCGCGTGGCGTGCGCCAGGCAGTAGCCGCCGGTCTTCACCAGCGCGCTGCAGCCGGGCGCCCTGCACGGGCGCGGTGCGCTCACTGGCACGTCGCCCACCTCTTGACCATCGCGGCGAACCTGCGGCGCTTGCGCGTGTACTCGACCTCGTCCTCGGTCTCGTACAGGTCGAACGCAGCGTCGAGCAGGTCGGTGAGGGTGACCTCGGTGCGGATGGGCCGGATCGGCAGGCCCATGTCGAGCTTGAGCCGGCGGCGCCGCCGGTGCGTGGAGCAGAGCCCGGACGCGTCGACCGCGCGCCCGCACCCCTCGACCCGGCACACCTCGGAGCTCTGCTTGCGCACGCGTGGGCGCGCTGTCGGCCTCGACGTCGAGTACCTGTGCACGGTGGTGGGGTGCACGCCCAGACGCTCGGCGACCACCGAGAGGGTGAGCCCCTCGGCTCGGAGCTGGGCCGCGCGCTGCCGCTTCTCCTGGCTCACGGTAGGCCCTCCGCCTCAAGCCGCTTGAGGAACTCGTCGAGAGGTTCGCCCTGAATTCGCCCGAGGCGCTGGGCGACGATCTTCGCGTCGTCGACGTACCGCAGCAGCTCGGTCACGTCGTTGCGAGCGTCGCTCGCCTCCTTCCTCGACGTGGAGAGCAGCTGCTCGTGCAGCTCGAGCGTGATGGTCCCGTCCTCGACCAGCTCGAGGTAGGCCTCGCACACGTCCGCGATGGCCTCGTCGCTGAGCAGCGTCCCCTTCCTCCGGAGTTCCGCGGCGAAGCGGGCCCGGTCGTGTCGCTCGACGTTCACCGCCGCACCTCCGAGCCCGACGCCAGCCAGCCCTTCCGCGGCTTGCGCGCGAAGAGCTCGAGCCGGGCCGAGGCAGCTGCCGGCGTCACCTTCTCGAACAGCGTGAAGGCCTCCTCGGGCTTCACGCTGTGGCCCCGCCGGGGCGCGTCGAAGACCGTGGGCACGCTCTCGCCGGCGACCACCGGGCGGCCCTTGATGGCGAGGATCGCGTGCTCGGTCTGGTTGCGCAGGTAGCGCCCGGCCCCCATGCGGTCCTTCCGCCAGGTGAGCAGGGCCTTGGCCTCGAAGCCCCACTCGCGCACCACCCGGGCGGCCGACCCGTCGAGCAGGAAGGCGTTGGTGGTCCACAGCCAGAGCGCGCAGTCCTTCGTGGCGAGGTTCTCGCCCACGCGCATGGCGCAGATCTCCTCGACGCTCATCGTCGGGTAGTCGAGGCCACCGCGGGCGAGGTCGCTGCCATCGAGCGTGTCGTCGTAGCGCCAGGGCGGGTCCGCGACGATCACGGAGTACTTCCCCGTGGGCGGCTGGTACTCGAGCACCTCCCGGAGGCGCTCCCCCTTGGCGACCACCTTCTCGGCCTGCTTCAGGGTGAGCTCCCCCTTGCGGACCTGCTCGAGGATCTCCGGCTTCGCCAGCTGCACGCGCCGAGCTCGCTCCACGCTGCGCGCGCTCACCCCCGCGGCCGTCGCAGCCTGGGCAGCCGAGGTGGGGGACCGCTTACCGCCCCGGGGCGGTAACCGCTCGGGCTCCTCCTTCGCCTGTCGCCGGTCACCGCCGGCGGCACGCTGCCGGGCCTTCGCCTCGGCCTGGAACATCGCCTGCGCCTCGAGCGCGATGAGCGCCCGCTGGTCGACGCTGAGGTGCCGCCGGTGCAGGTTCTCCGAGAGCACCCACTGCGTCGGGGACTCGTTCGGGGTACCGGGGCGCCAGGGCAGGAGCTGGGGCGTGACCCCCGCGCGCTTGCAGGCCTCGAAGCGGTTCCGGCCGTCGAGGATCGAGCCCTCCCACACGATGATGGGGCGGTGCTGGCCATGGGCCCTGATGTCGGCCGCCAGGTCGTCGAGCTCGGCGTCGCTCATCATCGGGAACAGCGTGGCTGCGGGGTGCGGCTGGAGCTGCACGGGGATCACCTCGAGGCCTGCACGACGTTGGGGGAGAGCCGGGGCGCGCGAGGCGCCTCGGCAGGAAGGGACTCGCGCACGGCGGTGCAGAGCTCGGCCTGCGAGTAGGCCTGCGGGTAGACCTCGAAGCGCACGGCGTACTCGCGCACGGCCCCGCGCTCGTCGTCGGCCACGTACTCGACCACCGGCGAGCGATCGTCGACGCCGATGGCCTTCGCGACCCCGTCGCGCACTCGCTTGAGCGCGGCCTCGAGGTTGTCACCGTCGAGGCGGTTGGGCGCCACGCGCACGATGCGCACCACCATCGGCCGGATGGCGACCAGCTCCTTGAGGCCCAGGGCCCGCGCGGCGCTGTTGCCGAGCGAGCGCAGGCCCCGCTGCTGGTCGCGGCGTAAGCGGCGGCCGTCGAGCGTGACGCCCTGGGAGCCGTTGGTCGTGCCCTTGATGCGCACGCCCGGGAAGGTCCGCGCGCGCAGGGGCGCGTCGGCCGCGGCGATGATCGCGATGGCGCGGGCCCGCCGCTCGAGGAAGGGCGTGAGCTTCATGCCACGGCCTCCGAGTCGCCCAGGCCGGACCGCACGTAGCGCCGCCACTGCTTCGCGAACCCCGCCCAGGGCAGGGCCCGCTGCAGCCAGTACGGGTCCTTCGCGTACCCGCGGCAGGCGACCTCGAGCGCCGCCTTCGCGCCCTCGAGCGTGTCGTCGAGCTGCTCGGCGACCCCCGAGAAGAACTCCTCGAGCTCGGCCCTCGTGGGCGGCTCCTCGTGAGCCCAGCCGAGGCCCTGTCGGGTCGCCTGGAAGCGTTCGTAGAACCCAACCGCCGGCGACGGCGGCGCCGCAGGCCCGTCGTCTTCGTAAGAAGACGACACGTCACGTCCCGTCACGTCACGTCCCGTTACGTCACGTTGGGCCGGACGTCCCGCATTTGTCCCGCCATTTGTCCCGCCAGTGTCCCGCGTGACAGTGGCCGCCGTGGCGGCGCGCTTCTTCTCCCGGTAGGCGCGCTTGCGGTCTCGTTCTTTCGCGGCCTTGTCGGCGACCTTGCCTTGGTGCTCAGGCCAGTCGTGTGCGGCCCAGCCTGCGCGCGTCCCGTCGATGTCCCACGTCTCGAGCCACTCCGAGCACACCATCGCCGCGAGCAGTTCGCCCGGCGCGCCCCGCCAACGACACGCGCTTTCGAGCGCGTCCCGGTCTGTGTCCCGAAGCTGTCCCGTGGGACAGAATCGGGACAGCCAGCTCCAGGCGCGCAGGACGTACCAGCCTGCCTCGGCCTCGGTTCCGCCGAGAGCGACCGCGAGACGAAGTACCTTGGGGTGATCGACGAAGTCCGTCTCGACCCGAATCCACTTCGCGCTCATCACAGCCCCTTTGCGTTCTGGATGGCGATCTCGGAGTGCGGGCGGGTCTTCATTCGGTGCTCCTGGGCTTCGTGGTGGGGGTGGAGAGGGCGTCGACGCAGTCGGCAAGGACCAGCGCGAAGGCGGCGAGGTCGACGAGGGCGGCGCGGATGCCCGGCACGCCCTCGAAGCAGAAGGCCTCGACGACGGCCGAGGTGCGGCAGACGAGCAGCGAGGCGTAGGAGCCCCGGCCAGCGGCGAAGGCTTTCTTGCTAGCCACGCGCGCCGCGATGGCGTCGGGCAGTCCGAGCTGCGCGAACACGTCGCGGCGGAGGCGGTTGTCGCGAGGGTAGGGGGAGGGGGGCGCCAGCGGGCGCCGGCGGCGGCCGAACTGCTCGTCGAGCTCGGCCATGCGCTGCTCGACCTGCTTGAGGATGGCGCTCACGCCGCACGCCCCTGCCGGCGAGCTGCGACGCGGCGGCGGGCTTCGGCCATGCCGAGCTGCTCGGCGAGCACCCGGAGGCTGAGCTCGAGCGCGTGCGCGGCCTGGACCTCGCGAAGCAAGCGCTCATCGAAGCCTAGGGCGCGGGCGTGCTCACGGCACCGCGCGAGGTGGTTCCGGAGGCGGACCACGTCGCTGGTGGCCGCCTTCATCAGATCGAAGGCGTTCACGCGATCCTCCGATCGAAGAGGCTGGCCTGGTCTTCAGCGCGCGCGCAGTGAGGGCTGAACCAGATGCGCTCCTTCGCGCTGTTCTCGGTGTTCCCGGCCGCCGCGGCATAGCCACCGGCCGCCTTCCACGCGACGCACTGCCAGTCGCCGGGCATCTCGTGCTCGCCCTCGTAGCCGCACAGGGCGATGCGCAGCTTCTTGTTCTTCCCGTTCTTGATGGCCCACTCGCGAACGGCGTGCGCGACGTCGCCGCTCTCGGTGCCGTAGAGCGAGGGGTCGCGAAAGTCGGCGAGGTAGGGCGGGTCCAGGAAGACGCCCGTCACGCCGATGAGCTCGGTGCTCGAGCGCCCGAGCACCCGGGTCCAGTCCCCACAGCACACGCGCACCCGACGCAGGCGGTCGGAGAGGTGCTGCATCCAGTCGTACACGGTGCTGGCGCTCTTGGCGCTCTTGGCGCTCGCGTGCCCGCCGAGCCCCGACGCGCCGGCGTCACCGCTCAGCATCGGCATCTGGTTGCTCGGCGCCCGCTGAACCCCTCGGGCACCCTTGCCGAGCGACGGGCGCTTGCCCCAGTTGGCTGAGACGCCCCGGGTGTCGCGCTTGTGGACCCCGGTTGAGTTGTGGAGCTGAGGGCGCCGGTTCTCGGCGGCCGTTCGGTCGCCCCGCCGCTGCTCCGCGGTCTTGTCGCCTGCGGGCCGGCGCACCTCGGGGTTCCAGTTCGACTCCGCGCACCAGCCCCCGCCGATCCACTGGCAGATTCCCCAGACCCACCATCCCGCGACCTTGGCGTCGTAGAACTCGGGGTCGCCCCGCATGCGCTCGCGGAACTCGGCCTGGGCCACGAGCCAGCGGTGACGGGCGTGCAGGTCGATCTCGTTGACCGGCCAGTCGGCCCACCGCGCGACCTCGTCGGGCGCGAGCTGCGTGGCACGCCAGAAGTTCGCGAGGTAGCAGTCGAGGTCGTTGACCGTCTCGATGCGCGGCGAGCTCGGCCTGCCGAGCAGGACCGCCAGACTTCCCGCGAAGGGCTCGACGTAGTTCGGCACGTCACCGAAGGCGTTCCACACCAGGTGCGCGACCCGGCTCTTGCCGCCGAACCACGGGAACGGCGCCTTGAGGGCACTCATCGGGCGCCCCCTTTGAGCCAGGCGCGGGCCGCGGCCAGCTTCGGGTGGTCGGCGTCGACGCCGGCCTCGAGAGCCAGGGCGATCAACGACCGCACGACGGTCGCGCTCCCCGGGCTTGGTACTTTGGTACCACGCGCCAGCGCGGCGACGCCGGTTATCGGAGGTTCGCCCCCACCTTCACCCTCGTTTTCACTCGGGACCGATGCCGCAGTCGCGCCCGAATCGCCATCAACGGCGCCCTGTTTCCCTTGTTCGAGTCCGGGGAGGGCCACTCCATTCCTGCCGGCGCGCGACCGGCTCGCCGCCATGGCAAGGTTCGCGCCCATGAGCACCTGGAACGACGACGCCTTCATCCCGCTGTTCCCCGAGGCCGGTGCGGTGCCCACGGAGGTCCGGGTCGGTCCGGTCGCGCACGGCGCCCGCTGGCTGGTGGACGGGGAGATCCGCGCCTTCGGCGGTCCCACCCGCGAGGTGCGCTCCCGGGTCGCGGTCCGCGAGGGCTCGACGCTCTCGACGACGCTGCTCGGCCACGAGGCGCAGCTCTCCGCGGACGATGCGAGGCTCGCCGTCGCCGCCGCGCAGCGGGCCTGGGCCAACGGGGAAGGGGAGTGGCCGTCGGCCCACGTCGAGGCGCGCATCGCCGCGGTGAAGCGCTTCGCCGCCGCCGTCGAGGCGAAGACCGAGGAGATCGCCACGCTGCTGATGTGGGAGATCGGCAAGGCCCGCCCCTCCGCGCGCGACGAGGTGACCCGCAGCGTCGATTACATTCGCAACACCCTCGTCGAGCTCGAGCGCCTGCGCGCGGAGGACCTCGGCGTGCAGACCGGCACCGCCGGGGGCAAGCAGCACTTCGCGCGCACGCACCGCCGGGCCCTGGGCGTCGTGCTGTGCGTCGCCCCCTTCAACTACCCGGTGAACGAGTTCCTCACGACCGTCATCCCCGCGTTGCTGATGGGGAACGTCGTCATCGCGAAGACGCCGCGCTTCGGGGTGCTGGCAAACCTCGTGCTGCTCGAGGCGTTCCGCGACTGCTTCCCGAAGGGCGTCGTGAGCCTCCTGCCTGGCGATGGGCGCGTCGTCATCCCCGCGGTGATGTCGGCGACGGAGCAGGACGTCAGCGGCAACCCGACCGGGGTCGTGCACGTGCTCGCCTTCATCGGTAGCGAGGGCGCTGCGAACGCCATCCTGCGGGCGCACCCGACGCCCATCACGCTGCACAAGATCCTCGGGCTCGGAGCGAAGAACGCCGCCGTGGTGCTGGCTGACGCCGACCTCGAGGCCGCCGCGACCGCCATCGTGAAGGGTTCGCTCGGCTTCAACGGCCAGCGCTGCACCGCGGAGAAGATCGTCTTCGTGCATCGCTCG